AGCTCCGAGAGTCGGAAGATTGGCGGGTAGCTGAATTACGTTGTTGAGTGATACCGCTGAGCCGTCATTCAGCATATAAGCCTCGCCTATATCAAGATCGATGTATCTGATACCCGTTGCAGACTTGGTTGAGTCGGCGTGTACCGGGTAACATCCGACGCCCTTTTGGGTATTAGCCTTGAAGCACGCCGCTCGCTCTCTGATCTCCGCTCTGATTGTTATGTAATCATCGCCCTCATACACGACCGACAGCGCGATTTTCTCGGTGTCGTGGTGAACCGTTCCGTTCTGCGTGTATTCCGTTACGAAGTTGGCTATACCCGTGACAGTTTTTGCCGTGCCGTATTCAAGTTCAACACCTTCAAAGGTGATAAACTTCTCGACTCCATTTCTTTCATAGCGAGCCGATGCTACGGCTGGTGTTATGTCCGTGACGCTCCTGAACTCACACTCGTTCAGCGTATAAGATGCGTTTACCTTCGTATAAACGAAACGCCCATTTACTCGCGGCAACGTAATAATGTCTCCGCTGTTCAGATAGGTAGTCTTTTGTATTCTTGCTCGCTTTTCAACTGTCGTTGTCGTGTCTTGAGCGGATGCGCTGAGCGAGGCGGTAACTTCAATGTCACCAATCGCGACGTCCCCGATCTCGATGCTCTGCCCGCCGATGTTGATGGTTCCGTATCCGAGCACCTCGAGGAGCGGTTTGCTCTCGAATAGCGTCGGATTCGTTACGACGTCACCGGAAGAGACCTCGATCGGGTTCTCGCCGTCCGTCAGGAACCGCTGCGGCATACAATCAAAGACAATATCGAACTCGCCAGCCTTCAACATAGCCGGCGTTACTTCCAGCCCGCTCTTGTAGACGGCGAGCCTGTACTCTTCGTTGTTGTAATCGTCTGTTAATCTGCAATAGCCTTTTTTCGAAACGAGCATATTTCTAAAGTCCGAAACAGCCGCCGCAAAGTCCTGTTCTGTAGCGCCAAAGATGCCGCCGTGATAAGTGACTTCGATGTTTTCAAAACGGCCCTTATCAAGCGCAAGCTGTCCGTTTCGTCCGGGGATCGAGATCATTTCGACTTCACGCGCCGGAGCGTTATAAACAGCCTCGCCTGATATGTAAACGCCGTAATTTCTTGACGATTCTCCGTCGAACGATAGAGCCTTAAATACTGCTCCTGTTACTGCCATGCGAGCCTCCTTCCGTTAACTTCTTTTATCAGCATCCGTCGAACCTCTTCTGCTATCTCTCTAGGATCTTTGTTCGAACCGTTGATGTTGATAACGATATTCGTCTCGCCACCCTGCATCTTATCCAGTTTGTCCCAGAACTTATCGAGCGGAACGACCGCCTCCGGGCCCGCTTCACCGATACCGGCTATCGTCGGGCTGTCAAAGATACCTCCGCTTTTATACCAATCTATGCTGATCTTAGGAATTGACGGAGGATTAATTGAAAGTTTACCGCTCAGCTTGAAATGCGGGAGCTTGATGTGCCCGAAAATGTTTCCGACCTTGATCGGAAAAAAGCTCTTAATCCTCTGGACTATCGCCTTCACCTTGTTGATTGCGGTCTGTATCGGGTTGATCATCGCGTTCTTGATATTGTTGAACGTTGTGGTAATGCCGTTTTTCAAGCCGTTGAACGTATTGATCAGCCCATTTTTGAGCTTGATCGCGAACGCTTTGATCTTGTCCCAATTCTTATAGAGCGCTACTCCGGCAGCGATCACCGCGGCGATGATTCCCACGATTCCCAGCATTGGAGCCGATACCATACCAAGAGCGCCGGCAATCGTTCCGATACTCGAGATAAGCGTTCCGATAATCACGAGCGCCGGCCCGATCGCTGCAACAATCAGGCCGACGATCGTGATGATTCTCTGAGCCGTTGGTGACAGCTCGTTGAACTTATTCACAAGCTCCGTGATTTTCTGAATTATCGGAGTGATGATCGGGAGCAGATTCGTGCCGATAGCTGTTCCGAGATCCTGTATTGATGCCTGAAATATCTTTGTGCTGTTCGCGGTTCCGTCGCTGGTCCTTGCGAAGTCGCCCTGAGCGTCTTTTGTCTTTGCGAGAACGAACTGATACCTCAGCATTGTTTTCTCGGTCTGACTCATTTCGCTCCACACGAGTCCCTGATCAGCTGCGAACTGTTTGAGGTTCGTGTCGGTCATGACTACACCGAACTTCTTGAGAGCCTCAGATTCACCGGTGAAGATTCCCTCGAGAGCCTTCGCCGATTCATCAACGCCCACATTGAAATACGAACCGAGATCAGCCGAGAGGCCCGCTAATGTTGTCGACATATCCGCCGACGCCTTCTGTGACAATCCGATGCCCTTGCCCAGCGCACCGAACGCAGACGCCGCCTCTGTTGCCTGAACCTTCGAAAGACCGTAAGCCGTCCGGGCATTGTTCGCCCAATCCTTGACAGATTTGGAATTTTCTCCGAAAGCTACATCGAGCTTGTTGAGATTCTCCTCATAATCTGAGGCGTACTTTGCCGCAGCCGTATAACCGGCGACGATCGGAGCCGTGACTCTTGTGGTCATGGTCTTGCCAACGGCCGTCATTTTGCTGCCGACTTGCTTAAGCTGCTCCGATAAAGCCTTGAGCTTTACGTTCCCGACCTTTCGGAGCTCGCCTTCAAAGTGTTTCAGCTTTGACTCGGTCGTGATGATCTCGCGCTGCAGAGCCCTATACTCTTCCGAGTTCTTATCTACTCCATCAGCGTCAAGCTGTTTCTGAGCGTTCTTCAATTCGCTCAAATTGGTCTTGGTTTGCGTGATCTTCTGACGTAGCAACTCCTGTTTTTGTCTCCATAGGTCCACATTTGCCGGATTGAATTTCAGCGCTTTATCGACGGCCTTGAGCTCCTTGTCGACATCCTTCGTGCTTGACCTTATTCGTCTTATCGCCTCGTCGAGTTCTCTAGTCTCGCCTTTGAACTCGATGGTTATGCCTTTAATGTTTCCCGCCATTTATTTGACCTCTAGCCAAAGAACGCGTTTATATCGTTCTGTGATGCCTTGCGTTTAGTTTCGCGGCTCTCTGCTCGTTTCTGAGCCTCCTCCGCTGCCTTCTGTCTGTCGTTGTATGCGATAACGAAGTCGACGACCTGACCTAGCTGCATACGACGAATATCTGACATCGTTAGCCCTCGCTCGAGTCCGGCGAGGATGATGTCATCGAGAGTAACGGCTGAAGATTTTTCAGAGTTGCCCCCGCCCTCTTCAGCCTCTCCAAGTTTTTTGAGCTGACGAATCCCTTCACTACAAGCTCATATATTTCCGGCACGATAACATCGAGCGGGAACTCTTCGAACTGTCTCACCCACTTCTTAGGCGGTTCGATTTCCTCGTCCGCTGCCTTTGCCATTGCCCAGGTGACATTGAGGACGATGTCCACAAACTCGACCTGGTACATCGGGAGCAGAATGTCCATCGCACGGCCTCGGAGCGACTCAGCGATGCCTTCCGCTGTGAGCTCGCCGTCTAAGTCCGCTATGATCGTCGAAGCGCCCTCCATGAATGAGGTGATGATCGGCATAATTGCCGGAACGATGTCCCTCCCGAACTGATCTCTATATTCCATAGTCCAAGCCACGTTGTTACTGAGCCGGACTTCTTGATTTCCTATTTTGATAATCTTTTCCACGGTTCACCTCCTATGAAAAAGGAGCGGGCTCATGCCGAACCCGCCCCGCTTTGTTATGGTGCGATAGCCGGTGCAGTTGGAGCAGTGAACAGAGTCGCATAACCCGTGTCCGCTGGCTTCAGAACTGCCATTGTAACGCCTGTCGAATTGTCTCCGATGCAAGTTACACCAAGAGTCTCCGTTGCCGGCTCCTTGTTTTCCTCAATAGTGTTGTACTCTCTTGCGATTGCTCCAAGAGTGCAGTTATAGAGGATGACCCTTCTCGCCTCTGCATCGCCCTCAACCTGAAATGCGATGTAGACGTTCGGCTTTGTTGCGTTCTTTACGTTCGCAAGCCCGCCGTTCGTCAGTGTCACGTATCCGAGGAACTGAGTCTTGAACTCATCATCGAACATCGCGACTTCGAGGTCGCCCTCGATGGACCCGCCGGAATATCCGCTCCAGTACGCGATGTTGTCAGCGTAGAATGTATTCTGCTCCGAGTTTTCCTCAGGAGAGAACGAAACAGCGCCCTTCTGATGATATGGCGTGCCGAGAGTTACGGCGTTCTGATCATCGACTGTGTATGTACCGACATGGAGCTGGGAAATTCCAAATTCTACTTTGTTAGCCATTAGTAGCCCCTTTCGTTTTAGATGTAGTAATAAATCACGAACACACCCTCTTCTTCGATGTAGATGTCCTCGGATTTCTCATATAAATAGCCGTTACTGAGGAGAGCGTCCTCAATAGCGGCTTCGTTCTGTTCGTTTTTCGTTGTGAAGTAATACTCGACCTGATAAGTGTTCCGCTTGTAGTAGTGCGTGTTGTCAGCCTGGAAGGTCTCTTGTCCGTTGCCGATATACACGATATACGGTGGACTCTGAGCCTTCTTGAAATGACTGTACGCACACGGAAGGCCTGTCGATTGCAATATTTGATAAATTGTCATTTCAAGCCCTCCTCAATTTTGCGCTGAAATTCTCTATTTGCCCACGCCTCGACCGGCTTGATGTGTTTGTGTGCCGGTGCGCGTCCGTAGGTGCCTTTTTTATTGCGAATAACGTGACCGTTCTCGAGTAAGTGCGTCAGTTGGTAATCTGTCGCATTATGAACAACAAAGTTGTCTTTTCCCTCTTCGGTTACGGTCCACCCTTCCGCATAGCTGCCCGTCTTTTTGGGCGAAGTGTTTTTCAGTTTGTCGACGGCCTCATCAGCTGTGGACTTTGCTGAATCGTGCAGAACGTCATTGACCTCTGTCGAAAACTCGTCGAGAATCTGCTTCATTTGGATTTCGACTGATTTCGTTTTAGCCATTATGAACACGCTCCTCACAGATAAGGCTGATGCTGTCACGTTGAGCAGTCCAGTCCACTCGAATTACGTCATAATCCTTGCCCTCAAACTCGACCACCTTCTCGCCGTCATAATCTGCCCTGTTAGTCATAACAAGCGCCAGGGACGGCTTGAGCCCGAGCTGGGCCGCATTATAGAACTCCGAGCTATACACGCCTCTAGGCTGAACGAACACGACTCTTTCGGTAACATTTAAAACCTCGTTGCCGTATTCGTCATACGTTGGCGTGCCGTATGCCTTCAATGTAGCTACATTGTCATACATTTCGCATCACCCCAGTCCGTATAGCCTGTCGCTGTTATCAGCTGCGCTTTCTGCTCGTCATATGACCTCTTGAGTCGGTCGTAATCCTCAGGAATACCGAACGACATTTTGCAATACGTTATCACCGCCTTCTGAACAAGCGCGTCCAGCTCCTCAGGAACCACTACTCCCGCAATTCCGAGGTCGAGCTTTGCGGCTTCAATCAGATATTCCAGCTCCGAGTTATATGCAGTTGTCGTGATCCTGAGCGCCGTCTTTACCCGTTCAAGCATTTTCTTACCTCACACAAATTACTTTGATTTCTTTGCTGTTTTCGCTGGCTTCGCCTCAGCCTTTGCCTTGACCTCGACCGCATTGTTAAAGGCGATCAGCCTCGAGGCCTCCGAATCGGAAACCTCGAGAACTGTATCCTTTGCGAATCTGACAAATGTGTCGTTAGTCAGCTTGACCTTCATTATGCCGAGACCTTAGCGAAGAACTTGTTACCAACAAGTCCGATTGCTGCCGGCTGACGTCCGAGGATTCTTACCATGTCGGAAGTCATGAGGCTGTGATCGTCATACTTGAACTCGATGGCGTCGCCCTTTGGCAGATTCATCATTACGCCGCTCAGGTCTCCGATGATTGGAGCTGTAGCCGCGTCAGAGAACAGGACCTCGAGTCCGTCAAACGGATCTACGCCGTACTGTGCAGCCATCTGAAGAGCTCTATAAGAAGCATACTGAGCCGGTGTGCAGATGATAACGAGATCTTCTGCTGCGGAGCTCAGGAGTGCTCTTGCGTTTACAAAGTCAGCGATGTTTCCGGCAGCTGCGCCAGTCTTAGGAACAGCCGGGGAATCAGCATCAGCTGTCTGTGGAGCTGCGAGGATTGCAGCAACAACGGCGTTCTCCTCAGCCTTGATGATTCCGCGAGCAACCTCATCATAGATGTATCTGAGATAAGCCTCGCCGCTCATGCTGTCAAGAGCCTCGTCCGAAACCTGTACCCACTTCTTATAAGTAACAGGAACGAGTGTCACGATTCCGAGAACGAGCGCCTCTTCTGTGACAGCGTCGCCGCCTTCTTCGTGAGCGGCAGCTGCCGGAGCCGAGATTTCAAATCCGACTTTTACGTTGCCGGCTGCGTTCATTCTGCGAACTCTTCTGAGAATTTCGCTGTCCTCAAGTCTCTTTGCTACGATCTCGCCCGCGAATGTAGGAACCGGAACAGAACCTACGAGCGGAGACTCTACGTTGTCGCTATAAAGAGCTCTGCACTCTTTATCGTTGCCAGTCTTTACATACTTAGCAAACGCCTCGATGTATTCGCGGCTCTTTCTGATTTCCATTTCTGTCATTTTGTGTTCATCT